CATACAGTCCTTGAACATCTTCTGCAGGTTGTCTGTGTCGGGCTTGCTGATCTTGTATTCTCCGTCCTTGTGCTTGCCGTCATTCGGAAACAGCCACTTCGTTATCAGCCTTATTCCACAGATGTATTTCTCAGGCGGTCTGTGCCTTGCAAGGTTTGCCATGAGCTTTTCTTTTGCCGACTTTACATCGGGTGGGTCATAAAACATCGGCTTGCCATTTTTCACAGATACCTTGTGTTCCTGAGCCGTAGCCGTCGGCGGTATAATTGCCATAAAAAATTCAGTCATCATCGTCACTGTCCTTTAACAAATTCCTGATTTCTGTAAGTCTGTAATTACAGATTTTAAACTGCCTCAATATTTCTTTGAGTATTTTTATCAGAGTGTTAAATCTCATATTTTTACATTTCGCCTCTTTCAAAATTTTGCCTAGTTCTGTTTGTCGGGTAGGGTAGGGAATGGGGTGACCTTGTCCCCATTCCCATACCCACCTACGAACAGTAGGGACATACCTCCTTACGTAGTAAGGGGAGTCCGTCCTTATGGACGCACCTGAAAATCAAGGTCATTCCTTACATACGGACGTACCTAAATTTCAAGGTTAGTCCTTATACGGACTTATCTATTGATTTAAGGTCTGTCCATATGTTGTTCTTTCCTTTTTAAATAGGTTTTGCCGTCATTACCCTTAAACTTTTCGTATCTTTTTTTGTATTCATCATCAGATTTTTCTCCGTTTCCGAAAATTCTTTTAATGTAATCTTTTGTTAAACCAGAAGTGTTTGCTATTTCCTCTACTGACGCAACACCATTGTTTTCAGCACCTGCAAATGCGATTTCAAAGCTGTCAAGCTTAGCTATTTTATCTTCCTTTGCTTGTTTTTTGCGTGCATTAACTCCTTTTTTGTAGTATGGCATTTCACCCTCTACCTCGCAGTCTTTAAGCACGCCCACAGTATCCTCTCTGTGAACAGGATAATCAAACCACATATTGAGGGGGGCAAATTTCGGGAACTCTCTCAGAGTACCCTCTATACGCCATGCTGTACGGTTTCTTACCGCAAGCTTAGCCTTGTCTATGTCGGCCATCATAAGCTTGTATGAGTTCGGGTGCAGGTACTTGTGCGTTATCTCAAGCATTTTTGACGGCGTAACAAGATCGTCCTGTGAACAAAGGTCATCAGTATTTCTGTAAAATCTCCTCATCCAGTCCTCACAGATATGGCAAACAGTTTCGTTCTCCTGCTGCTTGTAAAGGCTGTCTGAAATGTCAAGCTCTGAAAGGTCAAGAAGTGCGTCAGGGTCACGGGCGAATACTCCTGAACCGCTGGCTCTGTCCATTGAACGCTTACCGCCCTGCGCTCCCTTTGAGTGGTGGTGGCAGTATATGACCGCACAGCCAAGCTCTGTGCATACCTTGTCAAACTGGTTGCAAAAGTGCGCCATTTGGTCTGCTGAGTTCTCGTCGCCTGTTATGACCTTGTAGATAGGGTCTATTATCACGGCAATGTAATTCTTCTTGCTTGCTCGGCGTATAAGCTTTGGTGCAAGCTTGTCCATTGGTACGCTGTGACCTCGCAAGTTCCATATGTCTATACTGCTGAGGTTTTCAGGCTCCAGGTGCATTGCGGTGTATACGTCCTTGAAGCGGTGCAGACAAGATGCTCTGTCAAGCTCTAGGTTGACGTATAGTATCTTTCCTTTGGTGCATTGCCAGCCAAACCACTTGACCCCCTCAGCTATCGCCACGCACATCTCGATAAGCGCATAAGACTTGCCTGCCTTTGACGGACCTGCAATGAGCATTTTGTGACCCTGTCTGAGAACACCGTCAATAAGTGGTGGTGCAAGCTCAGGCAGGTTATCCCACTCAGCACTCAGGCTCTCAGGGTCGGGGAGATCATCATTGATACTCTCTATGTAATCTTTCCATTCCGAAAAGCTTTCTTTGCCTATGTTCTTGTCAATGATGAACTGTTTCTTGCCGTTCCTCGTTACGCCTGGCATACGGCTAAGACGTGAAGGGTTGCGGTTTTGTTTATCTATGTCAAGACCGCTTTCCTTGCAGACCTTGTAAAGAAAATCAACACGCCTGCGGTATTCATCATAGTTGGGAGCGTCTATCTTGACGATAGCGTGAACGCTCTTTCCGCCGCTGTATACAAGCACAGCAATAGGAAGTTCAAGCTCCCTCATCACAGCATTCTGCTGTTCTATAGGCATACTGTCGCTTTCAACAAGAGCATAGCGGTAGTCTGTTACATTCTCGTTCTTTACGCCCTTGCCGTCAAGAGGATTGAAGCGGATCCACGCTCCGGCTTCTTCCTTGTAGTCGCCAAACACCGCACCAATGTCGCCGTTACATTCGCCAAGCCTCTTGATAAGCTCCCCTGCCGTCCTGTCACAGCAGCCCTTTGTGGGCAGATACTTGGTCTTGCCGTCCTTTTCTGTTTTCCACGTTTGCGTAACATAGCCCACGTTCTCTCCTGCTTCAAAGAGTGTTTCAAGATATGTGACTATCTCCTTGACAGGATCCCATTGGGCAGGCTCGGTGATCGGTATGCCCTCACCGCCGTTTACAAGGGGACTGCTTTCTTCTGCAACTATCTCGCCGTCCCAATCGTATGCCTTAAACTCATGGGGGCTGTATCCTCTTTCCTTTGCCATTTGCACGATAGTTCCTGCGGTCACAGGCTGAGCATTGCCGTTAAAGCCTTGCCACTTGCGTTCACACTCACCGCTGTGATAACGGCTGTCTGACCTCGACCAACTGTCCCAATCGTTCACGGAATAGCCCTCGTGCTTGAGAGCCATTCCCACATTGACCCATTCCTGATAATCACAGCTTGCAGGGTCTATGTATTCAAGCATTTTAATCAAACTTGTGTTATCCATTCACTTCTCCTTAGTTCTCAGGTGTGTATTTTTTCGGGTCAATATCTCTCGGCACTCTCCAACCATTGGCAGAAATACGAGCTATCATCTTGCTTGCACTGTCAAAGCTCCAAGAGCCAACGTGTTCAAAACCCTTGCTTTCCAGCAGCCTTATCTGCTTAGGCGTGGTAAGTCCTGCATTGCGGCGCTTTTCAAGTCGGTCAAGGATAAGCTTTGCCTTGCCTGCGTTGTCTATATCGTCAGGGAAAATGCCCAGCTTTTCAAGCTTTGCTTTCTGCTTGTCGGTAGCAGGAGCACACTCCCAGCCAAAAGCAGGAACGTAAGAGGACAAGTCCTCAGCCTGTATTGACATTTCATACTGCAATGGGTCAACGAGCTTTCGCTTGCGTGTTTTCATTTCTTTGAGCTGCTTTGCCAAAGACTCTTCACGCTGTGCCACAACGTCCTCGCTTGCCTGTTTTTCTGCCTCTTCGATATCCACTGCACAGCCTGCCTCATTGGCAAGATTTTCGGTCATTTTCTCAGCGACCTCTTCATTCTGACAGATAAGGTGTGCAGGTCTGCAAAGCTCGTGGCGTTCTGTGTGCCACAGAAAGTCAAGCAGTAAAAGTTCTGTCTTTCCCTCGCAAAGTCTTGTGCCTCTGCCTACCATTTGACAGTAAAGTCCACGCACTTTTGTTGGTCTTAGCACGATAACGCAGTCAACTGACGGGCAGTCCCACCCCTCTGTGAGGAGCATTGAGTTGCACAGCACGTTGTATTCGCCCTTGTCGAAAGCTTCTAATATCTCCGCTCTGTTTGTGCTTTCTCCGTTGACCTCAGCGGCGTTGAACCCTTTGCTGATAAGGATATCACGGAACTTCTGAGAGGTCTTGACAAGCGGCAGGAACACAACTGTCTTGCGTTTCTTACAGTATTTGAGCATTTCATCAGCTATCTGATAAAGATAAGGGTCAAGTGCCGTGTCGATATCACTTGCCTTGAAATCTCCTGCCTGAGTTGATACTCCTGAAAGGTCAAGTTTCAGCGGTATGGTGATAGCCTTGATAGGTGAAAGATAGCCCTCTTTGATAGCCTGCGGCAGGGTGTATTCATATGCAAGGCTGTCAAACACCGAGCCTAAGTTCTTCATATCGCCCCTGTCAGGTGTAGCCGTCACCCCGAGTACCTGAGCTTCAGGAAAATGGTCAAGCACTCTCTGATAGCCGTCTGAGATAGCGTGATGAGCCTCGTCAATTATTATGGTATCAAAGTAATTTTCCGAAAAGCCTTTGAGCCTTTTCTCACGCATAAGGGTCTGAACTGAGCCTACTACTACACGATACCAAGAGCCTAAACAGCTTTGCTCTGCTTTCTCGGTGGCACAGCCAAGCCCTGTTGACTTCATAAGCTTGTCTGCCGCCTGGTCAAGCAACTCGCCCCTGTGGGCTAGGATAAGCACACGCTTACCCTGCCGCACACATTCTTCCGTAACAGCCGAGAAAAGTATTGTCTTTCCCGTTCCTGTCGGCAGAACTGCAAGGACCTTGTTTATTCCCTCAGACCATTGTTCGAGTATAGCAAGCTTAGCCTCGTTTTGATATGGTCTTAAATTCATCATCAGAACGCACCGGCTTTCCAGCCACCTGTCTGAGCAGGCTGACTATACTGCGGTGTCTGCGTCTGAGCAGGCTGAACGGTAGTCACATTCTCGTCATAGGCATAGAGCTTCTTTATCTTGTTGGACTGCCTGTCCTCGCCGTCCTTGTTCTTGTAGTTGTCAACGTAGACGTGACACTTGCCCTTTTTGCCTGTGATAGCGTTCCAGTTCATTTTCAGCGGTTCGCCGTGCTTTTTAAGTCCCAGTGCCAAGAAAAGTGCTGAGAGTTTCCACTCAAACTTGTTGCAGAGGAAGAAGTTCTCTGTTATCTCCACGCTGTCCTCAGCTCCCCATATGGTGAATGTGACCTTAGCCATATTGCAGGGCGGTACTTTTGCCGACCCCTCGTGTCTTGCACGTTCGTACTTTGCAACGGTGAAGTCATAGTCCCCCTCAGGGAGCAGGACAAAGTCCCCACCCTCGTTGACTATCTCATCTTCCCAGCCGTATTCCATAAAATTATCCATAGTGTTGTCCTCCTTTTAAAATGGTACTTTCTGATTTTCTCTAATAAGCGGCAGCATTTGTTCCCAAGCACCTATCAGACAGCCCTGTACGAAGTCGTCAGGATAGTTTGTAATAGGGGTATCATAAGGAAAATAGTTTCTCTGAGATACCACAAGACGTATATCCGATTCGCTTACGTTGTTGGCTCTCATAAGGTCCGCAAGTGCTTTCGGTATGCCCTCAGGGATAACGATAGGTGGTGCAACGTCCTCAAAGCCGCTGAGATCTGTAAGGGGCTCGTCCGATTTTTGTGTGGCAGTCTGTGCGGTCTGTGTAGGCTGTGCTGTCTGAACTGTCGGTGCAGGCACAGGCTTAGGCATTTCAGCAGGCTGTGTATACGCAAACAGGTGAGCTATGCCACTATACTCAAAAGGCATTTCAGACGGAAGTCCGTCACGATTTTTAGCGTCCCAGCAAGGGTGATGTGTGGTGTACATAACACGGTCACCGCCCTGAGCCTTGAACTTCTTGCCGTCCTTATCCACAGCTACTGCATATGTTTTGTAGTTTGCAAACAGCACCATATCAGCCCATTCTTTCACAAGAGGCGATATCTGAGAAGAAGTTTTCTTGCCGAGTTTCAGTTCCCAGCGGTCATAAGCGCCCAGCTCGTCAGGCTGTTCAAACTTTCTCATTTGAGCGTGAGCCGTGAGCACAACGTTGATACCGCTGTCAACTACCTCTTGCAAGAGATTAAGAAACTTGCCTATCTCCTCTTTTTCGTAAACATAGCCGTTGCCGTAGCCGAAATCTTCAATGCCTTTCTTCTGATGAGCCGAGCAGATAGTTTCAATGCAAAGCTGTTCAGCCCAATCAAATGTATCAATGACAAGGGTCTTGCAGAGCCTGCCGTTCATAGCTTCCTTTACCTCGTTTTTGAGCATTTCCCAGCTTGTTGGCTTAGGGAAACGTCTGATGTTCAGCTTCTTTGTGCTGCCCTCAGTATCAATAAATACAGGGTCGGGGAACTGAGCCGCAAAGGTGGATTTGCCTATGCCCTCAGGACCATATATCACGACTTTTTGTGCGGAGCTTACAACTCCTGATGTTATCTCATACATTAAAATGCACCTGCTTTCCAAGTTTTCGTTTCTGTGTTTTCTTCCTTATCATTGTCCATTGACCTGCCGTCCTCGATAATGATACTGCACTCGTCACCTGTAGAAACTCTTGTGGCTATCGCCTGCAAGCCCTGTGCTTCAAGCCACTTGCCGAAGTCATCAAGGGTGTCGGTATCCATTTGTTCGAGCTTGTCCAGCAGGACAAAACCGCAGTCAGGGTTGAGCTTTCTCACGATAGAGGTAGCGACGATAAGCTGTTCTGCTCCGCTTATACTATCCCACTTATGCCCGTTATACAGCAGCTCTCCGTCCTCAACTGAAAGCCCTTCAAGAGGCAGGTCGGCATTTTTGAGCAGGTCAGTTTTAGCCTGTCTTACGTCCTCTATCTGCTCAGTGAGATATGTATACTGTGAACGGTAGTCCTCAGCGTCTATCTCAGCTTTCTCCCTGTCGAGATTTGCTCTTATCTTCTTGTTCAGCTCCTCGATATCTGAGATATTCTTTTCAAGCTCCGCTGTGCTTTCGTCCACAAGGTCTTGTGCGTCAAGGCTTGCAAGCTTGAAGTTGTTCACTGCCGCTTCATAGCTTGCTTTTGCACGCTCATAGGCAGACTTAGCAAGCTCCAACTGCTTTTCGTAGTATTCTTTCTGATCACGCTTACGCTGATTTTCGCCGTTGCGAGCAAGTATATCCTGCTGCCGTCTGATAAGCTCCGAAGCTGAAACAGGCTCGGCAGGGACGTTTGCATACACAGGCATTTCCTTTGCAAACTTAGACTTCTGGTCAGCTATCCTGCCGATAGCGGTACGCTGGTCATAGAGTGAATGTTCCTTATGCTCCAACTGATAGAGCGTATCGCCCACTCCTATTATTTTCAGCAGAGTTGAAGCTTTTTCCTTGCTTGACTGATTTATGAACTTAGGCAGGTCGAGGGCGAACTGCTCAACGAAGCTGTTCAAAAGCTGTTGACCGCCTTTTTTGCCTGTGCTGTCGGTGACTTTGAGGGAGCTGTTCTTGCCCGAACGCTCCACCACGATACCATTATCGAGGGTGATCTTCAAGTGCGGTTCGACAACAGACCCCTCACGCTGAGGAGAGGACGGCTTATACTTGTCACCACCAAGCGCCCAAGCGATAGCGTCAAGGACAGAGGTCTTGCCCTGCCTGTTCTTACCGCCGATAACAGTAAGCCCATTCTTTGCAGGCTCAATCTGTACGGCTTTTATCTTCTTTACGTTCTCAAATTCAAGTGAGTTTATTTTTACTGACATTTTTTCATTCTCCTTTCGATGGCTTCAAACTCCTTCTCAAACTCTTGCAGTTCTTCATCTGTTGGTTCGTCCTCAGGTCTGCCCTTATCAAATCCCAACGTACAGCCGCTTTCAAAGCAACAGCCTGTTAGGTCGGCAGAGCATTCCACGTCATCGCCATATTTACGATATCCCCAAGTGCAATCCTGACAACACTTCATGACAGGATCTACACAGCGTGTCGGTAAGCCTTTCATTTGCCGTCACCGCCTCTCAGCCTCTCGATGTTGTGCTTGAAAGCCTCAACATATCCTGTCAGGAATTCGTTTGGGTAATCATCGAGGGCTATTTTCGCCATTTCCTCTATTCCTTCTTGACAAATGTCAAGCAATGTGCTATCATCAAGGTGTGTTGAATTGGTATCTTTTGATACCTCCGAGCTTGTGCTGTTGGCAGACAGTGCAGGCTCGTTTTCTTTTATGTTGTAGAGAATGTAGTTTGCAAAAACTTCAACACAATTTTCAATTTCATACCCTCTGTGTTCAAGTGGGCAGTTCTCGCAGTTATCTCCTGCACAGCATTTTGCTGCATTTAAAACATCATCTTTCGTTATCATCTTTGCCGCTTTCAAAATCTCATCTTTCGTCATCTTTATCCTCCTTAATATTTCCCCATTGTTCAGCCATTGCAAAAGCAATACCTTTAAACGTTTTGCTCCTTACCTTAGCACGATCTTTGCCAGAATGACGTGTTTCTTCCCATGTGCGTGATTTACCATTAGAATATCGTCCAAACAGCTTGCCATTATCAGGCTTGTCCCCTGTATATGTTGGTCGTAGGACAGGCAGCCCCTTTAGCCATAAACACGTCGCCTTTGTGACAAACTGTTCTGAGTCTTCCGGTCCGTTTGAAAACATATATGGGTGAATTATTTGATCTGCCTTTCTGAGTACAGTATTCATACGCCCTATAGGGTTTTCCACTGCAATTTTCGGTGCGTTCGCCGACACAATCTGCATAAAAAATACTATTGATTCTTCACGGTGTTTCATACGCTCGACCACCTTTTCAGCAGGTGTGCATTTCAAACTATAGTGGCGTGTAGCCACGTTGGTCAGGTATGTACACGGTGGGTGTGCGATAATCATATCCCATGTTTCAACAGTATGCTGCTTGCCGTCACAGGTGAAGAAATCGGTATTGCCATTGATAATATCCAAAACATCATTGCATATATGCCATTCAGGGTGACCGCCTGAACACATCTGAATATCGCAGCTGTATGCTTCGTGCCCTTTCGCACGGAATGCCTTGCAGACCTCTTGTGATTCTTCACAGGCTATCAGAACTTTCATTGTTCTTATCCTCCTCATTTTCAAAACGTTTCCCCCAGTGTCTATCCACCACGCTCAGCACAAGATACATCACTACATCTATCCCTGCAAGCACGGCTATTGTTATCAGCAGTATTCCTACGATGCTCATTACCACTTTCCTTTCATTTCAACTTCGACCTTGACCACTGGTCTGCCTGCTTCTCTCACTGCACGCTTAATGCTCTCCTCTGCATTCTCGTAGGCAGTTTCTTTTACGCTTACATACCACCTGTACGCTACATACATTGTAAGCACCACCAAGAGCGCTACCGCTGCGGCACATCTGATTATCTCTAGTACAGCTATCATTTTCTCACGTCCTTTCCGTAAAGCGTGCGGAGTTTTTTAAGCCTTTTCTCGAAGTTGTCGATATCAATGCCCCACACCTCGTAGGCTATCCCTGTATTGACCGAGTGTGGCAACCATGACTTCACACCACGCTTTGCCATTTCTTCCTTAACAGCTTTCTTGATCTTGATAGTCTGCGTTTCACCTGTGCTGAACAGCTCCTTGATATCCGCATTGGTTATTTCGGGCTTTTCATAGTACAGCCGCACTGCCATTTCAATGTCAGGTGACCTCATTTTTATTCCTCCTCGTTTTATATTTTGTTGCTGTTGGGTAGTATTATTGTCCGTCATCGTCTGTCAGCTCAAAAAGCAGCTTGCCTGTCAAAGACCAATACTGCGTGACCTCTCGATATGGGTCATTTTCTTTTCCTGAGCCTTTAAGTGCTTTTGTGACAATGACCTGTCTTGTCATTGCACTGTCGCAGCCCCTCAATTCAATGTTGTTTGTCATTGGTTCACCTTCTTTTTCTGTCTTATTACTGTTAATTTTGTACTTACCGTTGCTGTACACGATCTCTACACCGAGTACATCTGCAATGTTTTCAGCAATACGTCTACTGTCATCTACACCGCACATGAATGCTCTGATCGTATTTGCTTTCAGCCCTGATTTTTCAGCAATCTGAGCATATGTTAAGTGCCTTGACTTCGCAATTGTTTTGATGTTTTGCCGAAACTCATCAAACATAATTCCTTACCCCTTTCTGTCCGTTTTCTTGTACTGTATGTTGGAAATGACGTTTACAATGACTTTGAAATTTTTTCTCAACTGCAAAGAAAAGGACAAGCAAATGTTTTATGAAAAGTTCTGCAACAGCTTTTTGGATACTTACAACAATCTTTGTAAATATGTTGGCATTCCAAAAATTTCAACGCCATATCGCTATCAACACAATTGGTATGACCGACATGGTAAAATAGTTTTCATCACAAAAGCTGTCTTACTTGCGATATTACAGACCATATTGATTTTTTCTTTGCTGTTTGTACTCTTTATCACAGTAGGCACAATACTATGTTTAACAGGCATAATCCCAATGCCATAATGAACATTATGTAGTCCATAACACAATCAAAATCACAGTCTGACAGAATACCACCTGCCAATAATCCGAACGCTATAGCATACACTATATTAGCCGCCAAGTTCTCACCCTCTCTTTTTCTGTCCGTTCAAACGGACTGTTAGCTGTTGACATCACTTGAATGAAGTAGTATAATCTACTCAACAAAGGTTTCAAGGCTTACACCGAAGTAATCGGCAAGTATTTTAAGCTTGTCTACCTTTGGCTTAGAGCGACCATTTTTCCAATCGCTAAGTGTTGTCTGAGGTATTCCTGTATCAAGCGATACACGATAAGATGTAAGGCCTCGTTCGTCCATAAGCTTTTTAAAAGCGTCATACATATATAGTTTACACCTCCTTAACATTATGTTATTTAAAATACTTCGGTTTTGCGGTATAATAAGAATATCAAAAGTAAATATGTTTACTACGCCGTTTATACTCAGATTTTTCGTTGCTTGGTAAATCTTTAGTATGTGCTTAGTATACATCAATATTTCCTGATTGTCAAGAGAAAATACTAAACTTTTCTTTAGTAATGTAATCTTTGTGAAAGGTGTATAATTTATGTACGAAAAATTTAGCGAATTGCTACATAATTACGGTGTTTCAGCCTATAAAGTATCAAAAGAAACAGGAATAAGTCAAACCACATTCAGTGATTGGAAAAAGGGAAAGAGCCAACCGAAAGTCGATAAGCTTCAAAAAATCGCTGACTATTTCCACGTTCCACTTGACTATTTCACAGAAGATAATATCAAGGTCGAAGCACATAACGAGCCTATATATCTTGATGACGAAACAAGAGATATAATAGATGAACTGAGAACACGACCAGAAATGAAGATCCTCTTTAGTGTGTCAAAGAACGTCACTAAAGAGGATATAGAAGCTACAGTTGAGATTTTAAAGCGTATGCAAAAGGATAGTGAATAGATTGGATTATTGCATTAGATACGTTCCTTTGCCTATATCGGTAAAGGGAGTGACAGCAATGGATTCTGACGGATTTTATAATATATACATAAACTCTAGGCTATCCTATGAGGAACAAAAAAAGACTATAGCTCACGAAATGGAGCATATAGTTAGAGGTGACTTTTTCAGCTTTGATGCGCTTGAAGAAGTCGAGACAATGTGAATATAAAAAAGGGAGGCGACAACGTGCCATTTGTGATAATAGCTGCCGTTATTGCTATTATCTGCGTTGCAAGGTACTATCATAATAAGAAAGAACGCAATAAAGAGATAACATGGCAGGAAGTTCAAAAACAGACGGACACAAAAAGAAATACCATAAGTATAGATACATCTGAAAATTTTTCGGAAAGCGAAGATGTTCCTGCAAGAGAAGTCCATTCAAGAGCGGAGCATAAGCGGAAAATGGCTAACATTCCAAACAGATATGTTGTCATCGACCTTGAAACAACAGGGCTAAACCCACAGTATGACTTTATCACAGAATTTGGAGCGGTGCTTGTTGAAAACTCTGAGATAGTTGACACATTTGAGCAGCTTGTTAAGCCGAAGAAAAGAATACCAGAAGAAGTTGAAGATCTCACAGGGATAACAAATGAAATGGTGTCGGACGCTCCAAGTATAAATATTGTGCTTCCAAAGTTCTTGAAATTTATCGGGAACGATATACTTGTAGGACATAACATTGATTTTGACAGCCAATTTATTTCAGCAGCTTGTCAGCGTTTTAATCTGCTATACAAGAACAAAGTATGTGACACGCTGGAGCTTTCTCAACAGGTATTTCCGAAACTTGAAAATCACAAGCTGAGTACGTTATGCCGGAAGCTTAATGTCACCAATGACTCTGCCCACCGTGCATTGTCTGATGTGTTGGCAACTCAG